ATGAGGATAAAATAAATAATCTGGATAAAAATAAAATATACTATGCAAAAGTAAATCCTAATATTAATACATTGTGCGAAGTTGTATTAAATAAAAACAATAATGGATTACCTAGTAAAGAAATACCACCAAATCAAATATCTTTTGCTGGTGGGTTTTTCTTGATAAACGCGAACAAAATGAATTGGTGGCACAATACATTTTATGAAAAGCTTGAATTGTATTTTACACATAACTATTTAATTAAAGACGATCAAATAATATTGTTAGATTGTATTGTTAGTAACACAATACATTTTTCAATTATTCAACAAATAATATCCGGAAAAGACCCATGGTTTGCTTTTCAAGACTTTTTATTGTAAATAAAACCAATCTATTATAATTAAGTATTTAAAGTGAAACATTATTCAGTTTTATAAAATTACAAATACTTAAATACAAATAATAAAATATACAATATGATTTCTATATTAATTCCAATATATAATGGTATTGAATTTATTGATGAATCTGTTTCTAGTGTAATACAACAAACTTTTAAAGAATGGGAGCTAATCATAGGTATAAATGGACATCCAAAGAATTCGGATGTTTTCTTGACAGCTAAGAAATACGAAGAAAAAGATGAACGAATCAAAGTTATTGATTTTTATACAATAAGAGGTAAATCAAATACATTAAATGAAATGATTAATTATTGTAAATATCAATGGATTAGTTTATTAGATGTAGATGATAAATGGTTTCCGACAAAATTAGAATCTCAACTTCCGTATATCAACACATACGATGTGGTCGGAACGAATTGTAAATATTTTGGAGATTTAAACTTGGTGCCGGATATTCCGCATGGAGATTTAAAAAATATTAATTTTTTAAATGTAAATCCTATCATAAACAGTTCTTGTTTATTGAAAAGGGAACTATGTCACTGGGATGATGATTGGGTGGGGGTGGAAGTGGAAGATTACGATTTATGGCTAAGGCTATGGAAGCTAAATAAAAAATTTTATAACGTATCTGAAATACAAGTTTTACACCGAATACATAATGATAGTGCTTTCAATGCAAAAGGAAATAATTTGAATGTCAATAAGTTGAGACAAAAATATATTTAGTATTCAATAAATTATTTATTTGTTAATACCACCATTACTATTTTGTATGACCGAAAATCGTTAGATATTTGTCAGATTTAACCTTTTCAAAATGATAACATATATAAATAAACATTTAAAATATAATTATTAATTATAATTAAATGAATAATTATACTTGTAATTCTGGAAAAGATGGATTTGGTGCTCAATATCAAAAAATAATCCAAACTATAATTTATTGCAAATATAATAAACTAAAATTTGTCTATAAACCAATTACAGCAATGGAACATAATTATGATAATGATACAGAATATATTAGTAAAATAGAAAATTTAATGAATATTAAAAACAATATTGAAAATGATGAAAATAATGATGCAAAAGAAATAGATTTTAATTCTGTTGTTAGGAAATGGATTGAACCAAATATAAATAATCCTTGTATTGTGGAAGATTTAAATTTGATAAAAAGTTATTTTTGGCAAAATAAAGAAAGGAATGTTTTTAAAAATGATAAAGTAAATGTTGCTGTTCATATAAGGAGAAAAAACAAAGAAGACGTTTTATTAGGTCATAATGATAGTGTAGGTGGGAGAACCAGTAGTGATGCTTATTTTCTTAACATTATTGAGCATATAAGAAAAAATTATAAAAATATACAATTTCATATTTATTCACAGGGTAAAATAGAAAATTTCGAAATATATAAAAATAATGATACAGAATTACATATAAATGAGGATATTTCCAAGACATTTATAGATTTAGTATCAGCAGATATATTAGTAACATCGGCAAGTAGTTTTAGTTATGTTGCTGCATTATTAAGCGATGGTGAAATTTATTATAAGAAATTTTGGCATAATCCAATGAACAATTGGACTATATGTTAACATTATCTTTGCTCTATATAAATATTTTTACCAACATCTAAAAATTTATTATTAATAAATGTTGGATCTATTGTTCTGGGGTGTTTAATTCTTACAAAATTCTGACTCGCCATATAATTACTTATATTAGCAGTATTGCATTCATTAGCACCGAAATACTGATTTCCATCAGGTTCTGCAGTAACAAATACAACCTTTTCTCGCAAATAATCACCAGCACCCTTTAAAATATTTAAATCCGATCCTTGAGCATCAATTTTAATGTAATCAATATATTCAAATCTATCCCATGGAAATTCGTCAAAAAACATCTTTAAATTAATAACAGGAACATTGATTGTTTCTTTAATTAGTCCAAGATATTTTTCATCATGTTTAAATAAGCTAGATGTACCACAGTCTTTGGAGTTAACATAAAAAGACATTTCTTCCTCTTTATCAACATTACTCAATGCCTTATTTATTATTACCATTCTACCCGAGTCTAAATGTTTTTTATCAAGAGGTTTACCTGCTGATGCGTGTGCCGGATGTCGTAGTTGAATATTACCTGCTTTAATATTTGCCACAGAATCTGGATTCGGTTCAAATCCGACAACAAATAAGTTCGGCTCGTTATCTAACCATGTTGAAGATTGGTTAGCACCATAAGATAACCCAACGTCTATTTTTATGTGACTACAATTATCAGGTATATTTAATTTAAACATTTATATATTAAATATGAATAAATGTTTAAATAAATTATAATTTATAATTATATAATGATTTATAAAGTATCAAACCAAATTATTGATATAAAAAATATATTAATATCATTAAAAGATAAATATGAAGATTATGCTTTTATCTCTTATATAGATGGAGAATACGGTATAAGGGTCTGGGTATATAATTCATTATGTTATGATTTTTATAAAAAATGCAAACAAAATAATAAAACTGTAGTTGGTATATGTTTTAAAGGAACAAAATCATTTTTAAGAGATTGTTGTGATGTTATAATTGAAATTCAAGATATAGCATTTGATGCTACGAAAGAAGAAATAGTTGATAATAGGCATGATTCAGTAAATCACGCTAATAATTCGTTTGTTCCTAACAATTTATATCAAGGCAAAGACGGATGGAGTTTAGAATATATAAGAGGGTTATCTTGTGATGAATATGAAAAAATGTTAGAAGAAATAAATTTTCAAAACATATTTTATACATTACATTGTGATGGTTCTAGATATATAAATAAAAAAGGTTGGGCATACACAGGTAACTGTTTAAACCCATATAAAATAAATAATACAGAGTTCTCGATTGCTCCAATTCAAAACTGGATTGATAATAATGTATTTATAGAAGAAAATGAATATAGTTCCTATACTAGCAATGCGGTAGCTATATGGATTAGAAATACAAATAAATGGCCAGCAAAAAACATATCACCACATATTTATAATTCTGTATTTGATTATTGTATTAATAATAAAAAAACTTGTTATGTATTTCAAGATTTAATACCAATAAAATTACCAAACAATGATTATATTATTGATTCTACAATTAGATTTAAACAAAGACCTGATTTTGATAGTTTTATAGATATATGTAATAAATGTGATTATTTTATTGGAGCAGATTCGGGTCCAATTCATCTATTAAATGTATTGAAAACATCTAATCGTAATATTTGTCTTAGTGATCATAGATTATTTAAAAATATCATTATTACTAATAATCCAATTGATATCATTAACAATTATTATAAAAATTAATCATTTTTTTAATACCAGCATCTAATTTTGTAAATTTAAAATTATTATCTAAGGCGAGTTTTAATTTTGTATTATCAGAAACACAACCTATCATATCTCCTATAATACCATCTTCAACCTCTATATTATGAATAAAATTACCCTCATGTTTCATTACTTCCAATAATTCGTTTATTGTTGTTTTTTTTCCAGAACCTAAATTAAAAATATTATTATAAAATTTTTCATTTTCTAATGATTTTTCAATTATTTTTGCAACATCACTTACATATATAAAATCTCTATATCTTTCAAGAGAACCTTTTACAATTATACTATCTTCATTATGTAAAAACTGTGATAAGTATATACCAACCATTCCTTTTTTTAAATTTGATAAATCTTGACCTGGACCATAACAGGTAAATAATCTGAATATAGTATAGTCAATATTGTAATATTTTTTATATAAATCTAAATATTTTTCACTAGTGTGTTTGTTAATAGAATAAAACGTATCATAGTTAACTTCACTTTTTTCAGTATAAGTTCCAGGGTTAGATGTCCCGCCATATATACATACCGTGCTAATAAATATAAATCTTGTGCATTTTATTTTTTTTGCAAATTCCAATAAAACAAGAGTTGATTTCGCATTTGAATTTAAATCATAGAATACATCATTAAAACTACCTTCTTTACTCGCTTGTCCTGCGATATGAATTATACAATCAAATGTTTCATTTATATTTAATATATTTTCATCAGAACAATCTATGTTTATTAGTTTAACATTTTTTGGTAAATTTGATTCATATCCGGTTTTCATGTTATCTATTACTGTAACATCATGTTTATTTTTAATAAGATTATAATATACGTTAGATCCAACAAATCCAGCACCTCCGGTTAAGAGAATTTTCATTTATAAATAATTATATTTAATTTTTTTTATATAAAAAAAAATTAAATATATATTTAATATATATTTAATATATATTTAATATGGATTCAAAATTAATATATATTAAATTTACAAATAAAAGTATAAAAAAAATAGAAAAATATAATCATTTACTTACAGATAAAAACATTTATAATAAATTTACTATATATATTTGGATATATTATTATGATAAAGAAAATATTGATTATATAAATAATCTTAAAAATATATATCCATTAATTAATTTAATTACAAGTGTTGACGTTAGTAATTATCTTTCAAATGATGAATTGAATGAAATAAATTTTATATCTAAGAATTTATGTATTCATAAGGAAACAGGAAAATCACATTTAATAGCTTATTATATAGGGAAGAAATTTGATTATTTAATTAATTTAGATGGTGACGATATGTTTTATCCAAATTTTAAAGTAAACTATTTTGAAAAAATTATAAATTATATGAAGCAATATAAATTACTTTTCTTAACAAGACCTTTTTGGTTATGTTTTGATATTAATTTTAAAGCATCATTTGGATTTTCAATATCATCCAAAGAAATTTTATACCATTTAGATTTAATGAATAACATAAATATTATAAAAAAACATAATTTAGATCAAACATTTTCTGAAATTTTGACAAATGTAAAAAACTATACATACAAAGATATTCATTTTGAATTAAAAGATTATAATTGGAATTGTGGAGAAACAATAGAACCAGAATATTTAATAAAAACATATAATAGTATAGAAACTAGAAAATTTAAAGAGCATGAATTTATAGTAAATAATCATTGTCATATAATTGAATAAATTCAAATACGGGATAGAATAATGGTTGTGGAAAGTTTATTTTATCTTTCAAATTATACCATTCCCAGTTTTCACATTTATTCGGTTCCATATTTTTCAACAATTTATCATCTTTACTATATCCTTTTATAATAGGAACTATATAATGATAATTATCTTTTTTATTAATACAATTTATTATTTTAACTATTTCAACATTTTCTATATCTAAATTGGTTTCTTCTTTTACTTCTCTTATAGCAGTTTCTATAAATGATTCTCCAAATTCTACATGTCCTCCGGGAAATGAATACATACCAAACCCTGTTTTATTTAACCTTTTTCCCATCAAGATATAATTATTTTTTTCTTTAGAAAATACCTGAACACTTACTCCTATCCCGGGGCGTTTGTTTTCCATTTAATTATATTTAATTCTATTATTTTTATTTTAAGTAATATTTTTGATACAAATAAATACCATAGTAATAAGCAGAAACACATTTATGAATATTATTATTGGAATATTCTGCGAGACCAAACCAATGTAAAATAACCATATCAATTAAAATAGGAACATTATATTTTTCAAATAAAACTAAATAATTATCCATATTATTATTTATATTTACAATTATATTGTCTTGTTCAATAACAAAATAATGGTTTTTCCTGTTATTTAATTCATCAAATCCGCTCAACGAATATAAAATCTTTCCTATGTCATAATAATTTATCCCAAAAATATCACTTTCACCAAAATAACCTCGCGGATCAATTAAATAATAATTTTCATTATTATCAATTAAAATATTAGATAAATGACAGTCTCCATGAATTGTACAATAATTTTTAATATTCTTTTCAAAGAACGAAATGATATTAGTAGATATTTTTTGTATTATTTCACTATGTGTTATTTGTATCGGTATATTATTTATATTTTTTAAAAATGCAAAATAATTTAATATTGGTGATATTTTATCGAGTCTATTTATTATTTTACTTTTAAATTCTATATTAATATCTTGACACAACCTATCATGTTCTACTAATATTTTTTCCTGGTCGTGTAAATTTTCTATTATACTTAAACAATTCTTTATAATATCAAATTGTTTTGATTGTAAACATTCATTAAAATAAGAAATTACTTGTCTCGAGTTTTTTATTTTTTCCATAATAAAAGAGGTTTCGTCAAATTCATAAATTGTAGGTTTAAATTTGAAATTTTTATGATATTTATAAAAATATAATTCCTTCTCTATTATTGTATTGCCATATTCGCAAGTGCTTTTTTTTTGTAATTTGTCATCGGTTACCTCACATATTGTATTAAAATATCTTGTTATATATTTATCACTGTGAGTATTAATATAAGTAATTAATTTATCCATGTCACCAATATCAATAAGATCTACTATTTCAAAAGTTTCAAAGTCGCCAAAATTCGTGTTGTAACAATCACATAAATCCATTAATGGAGTAAATTTACTTAAATATGTAAATTTTGAAAAATAATATATACCAATAACATTACCATATTCTTTTTTAATTAAAATATTATTATTTGCTTCATATCTACCAAAATTTTTGTATGTAAAAATAATATTATTATCACTAAATATATTTTTATCTACTTTGACATTTGGATAAATATCACACCAAGTAATAAGAATTTTTTTATTTAAAAATTCTTCTCTTGACAATGCTTGATTCAACGTATAACTATTTTCATAGTTATTTATTAATTCAACATTTATTATTTCATATTCAATATCTAATAAATCTAAATAAAATTTAACAATTTCATTATATTGTTTATTTATAATAATTATAAATTTTTTTGTGTAACTCCTCCAATAGTTTATAATATTATTAAGTAAACAACTATTATTATACGTAACTAATACTTTGGGTATATTTGATGTTATTGGTAATAATCTAGATCCCTTTCCAGCTGCTGATATTACTACATAATCCAATGGTTTAATATTGTTGTTCATTTTATTATTAGCGATAGTTATTTTTTTAGGTATTAATACGTTCATTTTATTTTTATAATTTATGTATCTTGGGGTTTTTTCTAGATTTATTTTGTATAAAATCATCCGAACATTAAATATATTAGAATAAGTATAATCTATTAATTTATCAAAATTAAATAATACTTCGTCGTTATAAATATTATTACCACAAATATAAATTTTTTTATTTAAACTTATTGCTATTCCTATTTCAATAATTGAACCGTAATGATTTTTATTTAATTCATTTGTATAAAAAATTAAACTATCACATTTTGCAATATCTATAAATATCTGGTTACAAGCATCTTGTTTATCGTCTATAGACATAATTTCTTTTCTCTTATTAATATTGGTCCAATTTGATGTGATATTAAAGGTTTCTTTTAATAAATTCCATCTATTTGAATATTTTGTTTTTGATGAAATATAAAAGCTTTCTATATTATCATAACTTTTTATAAAATAATTCTCAATATTTTTATAGTTACAAATTATATCTGTGTTTAAAATAGGTTTAATATTATTAATATAAGAATAGTTCTGGTTATTAACACATACCGTATTATATATAACATTGGACATTGATATAATTCCTTTATATGAATCCTCAAATCCTATTATTTCAGAATAATCAACATTATTATATTTTTTTAATACTTTCAAATAACCATCGCTTGCTGGTTTTCTTTCTTTAACATCATCGCTCGTAACTATATAATGTATTTTTTCTAATATGGGGAATCTTGTTTTTATTATTTTTAATGTTTTTTTTGAAGAATCAGTAACCAAACATATAGTTTTATTGTTAACAAGTAATTTATTTAAAAAACACTCAACCCCATCTATAAGATTTATTTTTTCTATATTTGAATAATAATACTCTGTTTTTTTTATATATACGTCATCATAATTATAATTTAATATATTTTCAAATGATATATTTTTATCTATAGAATGTTTTAATTCACAATATTTTTCAAATGTTAATTGATTGTTTTTAAAATATTCACACGGTGTCATTTTTAAGGCTTCTTTATAAGCTATCCAATGGTGTTTTTCAGAATCTATTATTACACCATCTAAATCAAAGACATATAATTTAAAATCAAATACATTCATTATATTATAATTATGGGTATATTTATATTTGAAAAATAACTAATATTTTATTACAAAATATATAATGATTCTGGATTACATTATATTTACATTAAAGTTAATATTCAATATGTATATAAAAATAGAGATAAAATGAAAGAATGAGCTGTTTCTTAGATTTCTATCTTATCCCAATCAGGTGGAAACATATCTTTCACACTATTTTCTAGTGCCGGTCCGAACCATAAACTCGGATAACACACCGTCTTCTCCTTGTTCGCGTTGAAATACGCCCCCCACCAACTGAATGAGCTGTTCGCTATTATATTGTGGCTACACATGCTCATCAGTAGCATTTGCTCGTAGTCCACCAATCCGTGATCTACCGATACGAATTCCATCTTTGGATATTTATTTTTCAATGATTGAATCGCCGGCTCCACATCGTTTACATCATTCTCCTCATAAAAATATAATACTTTCCACTCATCTCTACCTGTTTTTTCCACAATAGTGGAAATAGCATGGTCATAATATTCAATCGGCATCAATGGATGAGCATGTTGTAGGTTTTTGTAGTCTCCAATTCTGAAGTGGAGAGAAATACACTCCGATGTGTCATAATCCACCTTTTCTCTCACCAGATTTTTCTGTTCTTCCAAATGTATAATTTTGCATATGGCATCAAACTCCTCTTCAAAATATTTATATGATTGAAAGTATCCGAACAAAATAAAATCCTCTGTAATAAGCGGTATTTCAACATGTTCGTGGGTTTTTTCTGACAGCCTGACAAAACTACGTAACGGATTGTTCGTTAATAAAGGTCGAATGTCCTTTAAAAGTGTGTTCCAATAATGAGAGCGTTTGTTAATATCGGCTTTACTTGTGGGTAAAACAACTTGAATCTGATGACGCAATGAATACGCAATTGCCGTAAAAATCTGAAACAATTGATTCCCCAATCCTCCCATGACAACAATAGATAACATATATTATGAGATACACGTTATCTGTTTATTTTGTTATTTCCACATTTCTGTTTTATACAATTCGATATTTCCATTTTTCAAAGTAAGTTTATGAAAACAAATATTGTGGTGAACTATATCAAAAATCCTCGTCCTTCTTGAGGGCGAGCATTTGAGGCACCAATATCGTCTTCATATACGTTTTTTTCGTAAACATCGTCTTCGTAGTACCGCCCATTGCCATAGACATCATTTTCTCTATTCTCAATAAAACAACTTATTTCCCAAAGCAACATCAAGACGCATCCCCAACAAAAGATTCGTGTCATAGAAACCAAAAGGTTGCGGCATCTTCTGCTTTTCAACACAATGCTTATTCTCTCCACATAACTCAATACAAGCACGCCTTCGCTAGAACAAACCAGGCAATTGACCGAATTGGTTGGTGGACGTGTCTGAATCCACTTTTGAAAACAAGATGAGTGAACAAAATACGCACAATCGCATTTTGCAACAATATGTTTGGAATGTGGAACGCACGCACGCTTTTCACCATCATACACCTCTAAACAAATGACACACACCTTTTCAACCAACTTATTTCGGTCGCTCGTAATGGCACAGTCATTGATAGCGTCATCATTGATAGCGTGATGATTACCCACACAATAAAGTTCGATTATTTTGATTTCGCTCTTTATCCGAACATCTTTAGCATCAACATTCACAACACATTTGCCTTCGCATTCACCTTCGCCTACGAGTTCGCGCACGAGTTCACAATCATCTTCGCTCATATGTTATCTGTGAATATTTTTACACGAATCGTTTAAACCATAGTGAAATTACCTTTTCGTATTTTATAATGGAGATTGCGACCGCGCTGAATAATGCTATTGAGCAACTCAACGGAAGGAAAAAGGAAATTCAAGCAAAAATCACCGGCGAGACGACGGAAATACAAACGCTTACTGAGCAAATGACCGCTATGGAGGAGCGCATCGAGACCCTCACTAACTCACTGAGTAAATCGGAGAGTGAACTCGTCCAATTGAACAATACCATTGTAGAGACGGAGGCCGGTTACCAGAAGATTGTGGAAGCAGGCGAGACCCTGATGACTATCGTCTCTCAAAACCTTCCGAAATTTGTCGGCGAACAACAAAATGATTCCGCGACACCGACAAACAGAACCGATCCACTCGACGCATTCAAAATATAGTGCCATCCCTCGCATCACTCTCATCTGTCTTATGATAACATACATCCGTTTTGGTTCCCGCCGCACATTGCATCCATAAAACTAGACCACAGCGCATTTATGTCCCAACGTTCCCTATAGTCCTTCTCAATACAGTTGTTAATAATAGAGCGTATCTTCCGTTCCTTCACGAGTTTCGTGGAGAATAAGAGGTCTGGGTTCGTAAAATATGTCCCAATTGTTTGGGTATTGTAATCCAGGAAAGGGCGGCTTCCCGAGAACACATAGTATATGATAAGACCAAGACTGTAAACGTCGGCACTCAGGTCGTAATACTGACCAAAGTAAACTTCTGGTGCCATGTAACGTATGGTTCCCGTCGTCCCCGTCATCTTGTATGGTTCGGTCTCGGGCATAAACCGACTCAGTCCAAAATCGGTCAGTTTCACATTGTAAAATTTATCGATCATTATGTTTTCTGGTTTCAGATCGCGGTATATCACTGCTGGTTTGCACGAGTGGAGAAATTTAATCACGTTAATCAGTTGCATACAAATATGATATTTTTGATGATTGGAGATATTGCTCATCTTTCTCTCGACTAACTCGCGGAGATTTACCCCATCAATCTTCTCCATAAGAATCATAAACTCGTGATTTTTGAAACTGTAGCTGAAGCCTAGAAACTGGACAAGATTCGGATGTCTGAGTCCCGACCAAACATCAATCTCTTTGAGTAGCACGTTGAGCAAATCCAGTTTATTCGTTTTTGTCATTTTCACTACGATGTTCAATCCTCGCCACTGACAATCATGTATCACCGAATTACTCCCTTCCCCAATTTTCTTGCCAATCTTGATTTCATCCTCGCTCACTAACCAACGCTCGTCAGAACCTTTCTTAAAGAGTTCGGTTATCTTATCAACAAGCACTTTTTGATCGGTATATTCCAAACGTTGAAAACTTGGATAATTCGCTAATTTATTAAAGTTATCATTGTTCTTGCTGCTATCATGTTCGCGTGTTTCATCATTAGAATTATTCATATTCATTCAAGTGTAAAAATATTACGCAATCGTTTTATGTTTGTTTTAATTAATATTTTGTTGTAGAATATCTAACTATTATTTGACCCATATTCGTGGTTACCAATATGTATAAGGTTGATTCGCTTATCAAAAAATATTTTTCCACCATTTTTGTTGAACAAGTGAGAGAAATAGTAATCTTCCGTCAAATAGTTTTCGTCAACCACGTTACAATCAAAATAATTATAAAGCTTAGAAAGATTAGACTCCGAATCGGACGATGAATTAGGCAAATAAAATGTATCAATGTCCAATTCGATACGCTGTAATGCCGCTTTGCGTAGAAGCATAAACCCAGTTGCGGCATATTTTAATCTTTGTAAATAAGGACCTTTTGATTCATTTGAAATGCATATTTTAGAACTTGGTATTAGAGTTGATTTATTAGATTCTGAATTTATATGATATGCTTTGATTGGATAAATACCTACTACACATTCTTCATTGTGACTCAATAATTTCAACACATCATCCGGGTTCCAAACAATGTCAGCGTCTATAAAGAGCATGTGAGTAAAATCGCCTTTCATAAATAAATGTGATAGCATGTTACGCGCGCGCGTAACAATTTGATTGTTTATGAACTTAATTTGAAACTCGATATTATGTTCTGATAAAAGGAGGCATGTCATTAGCAAAGATTCAGTGTATTTTGAGGATACTTGACCATTGTATGCGGGTGTTGCAATTAATACACGATTATTATCTTTCACCTTGAACTCTACTTCTTGATATTCCATTAACTTATAATAAAAATAATATTTATACTGGTTTTTCTTCGTTAAAGTTTAGATATAAGGATATTAATATATAGCATGTCCCTTACTCCTCTCACAGAGTGTAGCGATAAACTTGTGTGCGATAAACTTGTGTGCGATAAACTTGTGTGCGATAAAGAAAATATTGTGCTGAAGAAAAACAAGGAAAACAACAACACATTTTCATTGGAATTCGATGTGATGAATCCAAATATTATGCTGCGGAAACTAATCGACCTTAAACTGTATCAACTGATGTTTGAACTGAACAAGGACGTCTTGGAACGCGTCGACACGTTGCGCTCGAGGGATGACGGGTCTATCGACGTTCTCTTGGTGTTCAAACGTTTTGGCAGCGAATTAGGTATTGCTCAAAAATATATGCTCCTCAACACAACACGCGAAGAGGATGCCGTTTCGGGTGAGATCCGGATTTTGAGCATGAGCATTCCTTATGAGGGTGATATTCGCGGTTGCGATGTGGTCACCAGCAGCTACGCTGATTTAGTGGTCTCGCCTCGCACAGAGCATCACGTAGATGTGAGATACGCATTTCATATGGACTTGGTGGATGATCTGCCCACTTACATGGAGAACATCGCCGGTCTTCTTATGAAAAAAATATTCTTCCGTTTAAAAACATTTATAGAGAAAATGTCGTAGTATAACACTTCATGGGACAAGAGCTTGTTTTGAACTTGGTATTCGTGTCTCGAACATTCGCAACTTTCTTCAAATATTGTTTCCTATATGCGTTGGGTTATTACAATTCATTCGAATGTTTCAAGAAATGCACAGAAGAATTGGGAAAGTTGAATATATTCTTTGTAAAGGCGCTCCAAGCCCTTTCGACAAACGCCAACTTGCTGACCCAAGAACAAATCGATTATGTCACGGTCTACACCGACCACGTCCCGTTCGAACCGTGCGAGGTCAGCGGCGAGTTCGCACAATCGCTACAGCATACTGCCCGCGAGCACGGACACACGCTCGAGTTCGACCGCAACGCAGCACCGGTAAAATCGGGGATGATTGCGCTCGTCTACTCTGCCAAGCTCAATTCGAAACCGGTGGTAATCAAGGTGATGCGAGCAGGAGTGAAGAAGCGTCTCGAAGACGCGCTGCGAAAAGTCCACTTTTTGGTAAGGGTGGTATCGTGGTTTCCTTATGTTCGGAATCTCCAACTTCTCGATATATTTACAGAGAATCGGTCGAATCTGATTACGCAGACAAATTTCACAAACGAAAAGGATAATATCCTGCGCATGTTCAAGAACTGCGAGCATACTGAGTACATCAACGTCCCCGCGGTCTACCCCGAGTTCACAAATGCTAACGACTCCATCATTGTGATGAGTTATTTGGAGGGTAAGAAACTCGACGAACTTGTTGACGACGAGAAGGACGAGTATTGTCGTCTACTAGCAAAGTTCGGGATGAAGTGCTTGCTGTTCAACCGTTTTTATCACGCCGACCTGCATCCGGGTAATATCGTCTTTATGAAGGACGCGGACGGAAACTTCCAACTCGGTATTCTGGATTACGGCATTATGGGGGAAATCACAAAGGAGGAGCAGGCATATTTCCATAATTTTTTTGTGAGCATTGCCAGCGCGCGCGATGGGGGCGCGGCAGCAGCCGACAACATTTTGGACGGGCTCGTACAACCGATGTCCCTTATGAAAGAGCTCTCTGCGTGGGACCACAATAATCTTCGCGAAGAAATCGGGGGTATTATAGGCGAGGTGCTACACAAGGTGCGCAATTTCACTCCGGAAGACATGTTCCGGATAAACACCGTGCTTCGAAAATACAAACTGTCTCTTTCGAAAAGTTTCTGTCGCATCGAGTTATCCCTCGCGATTGCCGACAGCGTGAGCACGAAATTGTCGCATAAGACAAGCTATTTGGAGAACGTCAAAGAAGCAGTGAATTCCATGTTTGAGACGAGTATCATAGATTGTGCGCGAGACGAACACTGAAATTGAATGGTTTAAAAACTCATCACTATATATTATTGTACAAGTGATGAATTTCGTTCTCATTGATGGCAGTTACTACATATTCTACCGCTATTACGCGCTTTGCGTCTGGTATAAACTGCGGAAGAAACCCGAAGACCCCGATATTCCATTCGAGAGCGAGATGTTTATGGAAAAGTTTCGGGACACGTTTGTCAGCAAGATCGCGGAGATGGATAGTATGTTAGGCATCGACCAGTCCGTCAAATATGTGGGCAAGGATTGTCCAAAGCATACCATTTGGCGAAACGCGCACATCGAAAATTACAAGGGAGGTCGTGGTGGCGATGACATTAGTTCCCTTTTTAAAGTCGCGTATTCGGAAGGACTGTTTGCGAAGGCCGACTGTAAAGGCGTTCTAGAATATCCGACATTGGAGGCAGATGACTGCATCGCGTTGGCCGCGCAACATATTCGACAAAAATATCCCGAAGCAAAGGTGTGGATTATTACCAGCGATATGGATTACCTCCAGATTGCGCGCGATCCATGGATTACCCTTGTCGATTTGAAGTATAAGAATCTCACCACGAGCAAAACCTCGTTTCAAGACGCCAAGAAAGACCTGTTTTGTAAAATCGTGGCCGGGGACAAGAGCGATAATATTCCCTCGGTTCTCCCACGATGCGGTATCAAGACCGCCGCCAAGTATTACGAGAATCGCGATTTGTTCGAACGTAAACTGAAAGAATGCGATGGGGCTGCCGAGCGTCTGGAGAGAAATACAACCATTGTAGACTTTGCCTGTATTCCAGAGGAACTTAAGACCGGATTTAATGCTGTTGTTGCCGATGTGTTATAAGCGAACTATTTGTAATGTGTAATAAAATTGATATAAAATTTTCTTATATCAATATAAGAACCATACCAAGATTAACGCGCATAACGATGCGGTTTCGCATATTCTTTGTGTTGTGGACTTTTGCACACAACATTGAAGCATTCCCCCCCATGTATAAATTCGTACGCGTCAATTGCAAGATAATGAAACGCGAGGCTGCGCGGACGATTTTACCTAGAATGAATTCCATCGTGGAAGATGAAAACAGTCTTATCGAGAGAAGCGTGTCGATTTTAAGCGATAATGCGGTAAACGAAATGTTGTATCTCTTGAAATTCTACCATATGACAAACGATACGTCGTCATCGTTCCTTTACATCTTGTCATATGAGTTGATTTGGGTAGCATATCAGTTGCACAAGAAAAACATGCTCTCGAAGAATGCGTTTGACATCAGCAATGAAGACTCACATAAACTTCTGAAACAACTCATGCTCAATGTTACATTGTATATACTTCTTAAAAACCTTGTAATCAACAATGTTATTTCTGAGATAAACAAGGACTATATTATCAAATAATAGTAAATAAAGAGGATTTTGTTCTTTATTTACTAATACGATACCAATATATATATATATTTATGAGATTATGTAATGCATATTTTTTATTTTTTGGTGTATCAAGGAATACGATTGCTAATTATTTCAAGAAAATCAGCACTAAATTACGATATCAGATGACGTTTCAGAGCGAGAGTTCGCAGCCGTGAACACCAACCTCTGGCGCATAAGTCCCCTGTGCTGTGAGGAGCGCGGTCGATGTGCCCACGACAACAAGGGTGATGACCCAGCCGAAAATAGTTTTCCACACTATCGACCAATTGACACCTTCACAAGTGCGCGGATTTTCCAGTGCCGCAACGCCAATCGTCGCTCCAACTTGGCAGTGCGTGGTAGAGAGTGGGATTTGTAACCGGCTGCCGCCGATAATGACGATTGCGGAGGCCAACTCGATCGCAACCCCTCTCGATGGGGTTATTTTACACAGTTTCAACCCGATGGCATAGATGATTTTATACCCGTAGAGAATGAGCCCAATGGTGATGCCAACTCCGCCGAATCCCAGTATCCAGTAGGCGTCGCTCTCCAAATCGTTGTTCTTGTGTACTGCCCCGTCTCGTCCTATCAAATAAATGGCGGCAAATGGTCCAATCGCATTCGCCACGTCGTTCGCACCGTGACTGAACGACGCACATATTGCGGTGAACACCTGTAACGATTTAAAATACTCTTCTGTTTTAGGGTCGAACTTCTCCGCGTCCGTATGGATTTCGGTGACTCGGCTATTGTCGTTTACAATCGTGTCTAAATCTTTGTTCAGATTTGCTTCCACGTGTTGAACAATGGAAGAGCAGCACCCGATTTTTCCCCGGTCGTGTTCGTGTTCGTGTTCGCCACAGTTCATTTTAGTTTCTTGGTGACCCGAACCGACATAAAAAATCTCCCCGTCCTCTACAATATCGAGGTCGATAATCGCACCAAACTTTCGGTTCACTCGCTTTCTAATATGACCGGTGAATGGGCAGACAACGACCGCAACCACTGCACCAGTTCCAAACGACCACGCGCACGCAACATCGAATGAGGTGTCGTCAAGACCCAGTCCCTTAGCGCCCTTGTAGACAATAAAGAATGCGTTAAGCGTGACAACCGAGCCAATGAGAAGGGGGAACAGGTAGGTGGTTCGGTCAAAACTGTGCTTACTCCGGAGGACAAGGCAGCGAATCGTGGCAAATAATGAGGTCGAGATGATTGCCGATAACACGGGCGAAACAAACCATGAAACTACGATTCCGGAGACACCGCCAATGTAGGGGAATGTGTCTCTTGATTCATACCATGTCACGCAATCAACTCCCTTGAGGGCAACCGTCATTCCAATCATTCCTCCAACGCACGAATGGGTCGTCGAAACTGGCATCTCGTAGCGTGATGCGATGAACAACCACATCCCCACCGAAAAACATACGCACATAGACCCATACATAAGGGCACCTGGGTCATCCTCGAAACATTCGTAATCGGCAATCCCCTTGCGAATCGTTTTTGTGACGTGACTTCCCATTAATAGGGCACCGCTCGTTTCAAAGATGCTGGCCAGAACAACTGCCTCCTTCATTGTAAGCGATTTAGACCCGACCGACGTTGCAAAAGCATTAGCGACGTCATTCGCCCCGATGCCCATTGCCGCAACGAACGAAAAAATACCTCCTGCGACTACTATCCACGTATACATAGATATGTATATGTGGATGAATAAAATTTTAAGTGCTTTTCATAGATTTGTGGATTACATTTTTACATTTTACATCTAGAATAGCGGAGCATCGGTGATGACTTCCTGCGCAATCATTCCAAGTGACGCAATCATCGCAAGACGACCGTTATTAAGTTCCTTATTTGACAGGTCTACAAATGCGCTGTCGGAAAGCACGTCGGCAAGATGAAAACCCATATCGCCCGGTTGGTAATCATCGCGCAACTTGAACGCCGAAGGCGAACCATCGGCAAACGGATTCTTGTATCCACGAATCATCGTGGTAAACTCGCCCATCAGAATAAGAGCAGCAATACCAATCTGATAGTCGGTCGAAAGATGGTCGTATGCGTGAATCGCAGGTGCGTGTGACTGGGTCTCTAGAAGTGGAATTGACGCGGCGGAGATCATACCCCATCGGGCATGCTTCAGTTCGGCCTCACGAAGCCGCGCGAACTCATAAGACGGAACCTGATACGAAAATCCGATTGGGTCAAACTTGCTTGAAAATGGCGCGGTTACACCAACACCATCAATAGAAGGAACCTGGTATCCAAAGGTCATTCCGGAAACAGAGGCTAGAAGAACGGTGAGAAACGACGAGGACATCATAATACACAAATATACAGCATCGTATTTAAACCACTTTCACATATATTTTTACCAAGACACCCCCTTAACACATCCATAAAATTTAGTTGATGAGGAAGCTGTTAAATATGTCTTGCTCTTTCTTCTTCTTCTGTTGTTCTGCTTTACGGAGTGTTTCTAGTGCTTGTCTCTCCTCCTCTGCGGAGATTTCATTATCGTTGTTCTTGTCCACCAGTTCGGCGATCTTTTGTAACCGAGCAGGCAGGACACAGAATCGACTGTTTTCGTTGAAAAGGTAGTCGGAGAGAACGATGAATGATGCGGTCATAAGTGTTGAGATTACAATATCATGTGTAGCCATAAAGACAATGGCAAATATAAGCAGTTCGCGTCCCAATCCATTGCGTAAAGCCTGCTCTTGGGTCTTCGTAAAGCCCAACTCTATATATCTTGAGCCAATGTTAATGAGAAGCATTGTTATACCCAATACAAATTTGCTGTTGTTTAGCGAGTTAAGTGAATTTTGAATACTACTTGGCATTTCGACACGTATTTTTGAGGATAATATGTCGGACATTTTCGATTGAACTAATGCGGTCTTTGACGGCATATTTAATAGTAAGTGAGAAAAATAAAATCTGAAAACTAAAGGCGATATACGCGGATATATCTTTTCGTGGTTGATTTAATACTGTCCATTTTCTCTTTCGCAAAACGACCGGCCTCGCGCTTACACTTTCGCATTGTTTGCATACCGCTTTTATACACTCGCGTCTTCTCTACGAAGCCTTCCATTTTCTCTCTTCCGTAAATAATCTCAACTAAAGTAACAATCAACAAACTCACTACACCAAAGACAAAGAGTCTCTTCGCAATGGACGACATATTAGATAGATAGATATATATTAATCTGGTGATTAAAATATATCTGTTTTTGAGGAAAATTATATTATTGCTCTCAAGATAATCTAGTACATTTTAGTGAATTCCTCATTAGAACATTTACCTTGTTGGAGTTTTCTCTCTTTATCAATGCGCTCATTACTACTCGTAATTCCTATATTAGAAAGCAACGATCCAATAAACGTTTCTTTTCCCTCGGCATCGACCTCTTCGGCATCATCGGCATCGGCATCATCGGCATCATCGGCATCGGCATCATCGGCATCGGCATCGGCATCAACCTCTTCCACATCAGCATCGGCATCGGCATCCGCTTCGGCATCGGCATCCGCATCCGCTTCGGCATCCGCTTCGGCATCCGCATCCGCTTCGGCATCAGCATCTTTACTCGCGTCATCATCCTCATCTTTTTCACCAGAACCACGAATAATATTCGATATATCGGAAACCTCGAACCCTTCGTAATTGTTCTCGAGAATAAGAACCATAGCCGTAGCCGCGATAATTCCATAAAGCTTATTATGCGAAGCAGCGCCGATCACAGCAATAATCATAAGTATCTTGCCCAAGATACTTCCGCTAAATTTTACTAAACTTCTGGGTCTTGTGTATACAATAAACGCAATAATAGGAAGCACAATGAACTCAATACCTTTCATCATATAACATAACAAGAGAGAATTATTCACTTTGTTTTGAAAATAATAATATCTCATTTTCTTATAGATATGTCGTTTCCTTTAGCATGGGCACCATTCGATAATGATGAAACCTCCCAAAATACAGATATAGAAAAAAAGAAATCTACTAAAAACAAAACCCTAAAGAAACACACCAAGCCAAATGTGGCGGCAATTATTGATAAAATCCACGCCAATTCTTCGGATGGCAGCAACGGAACCGAAGAGGGGATGGCTGATTTCACTCCGCCTCCTATGCCTAAATCAGCAGGCGAAGAGAGAATAGGAACTCGAAAACAAGGCGAACATCAAGATAATGATAATAGCCAAGTCCATCATCTCAATCTAGGCGGTCTTACGGGCAGTGGTGTTCTTACGGGCAGTGGTGTTCGCGATGAAGAACACGGTAGCAACGTCAACGCGTCTACTGAAATGGTCGGCGATGGTGCATTAACTCCGGAATCATTCGGCGACATCAAAAGCACTCAAGTAGAGGATTATTATCGCAAGAACGTGCCCTACTTCACCCAAATGAGCGAACAACCAATTACAAACCGTAATGAGTTGATGAAAAAAATGGACAAAATCCTCTATCTTTTGGAAGAGCAGCAAGATCACAAAACCGGACACGCAACCGAAGAGTTGATTCTTTACTCCTTTGTCGGTGTCTTCCTCATCTTCATTGTTGATTCTTTCGCGCGCGCGGGGAAATATGTTCGGTAATCAGCATAAGCATCAGCAATAGCATAAGCATCAGCATAAGCATAAGCATCAGCATAAGCATAAGCATCAGCATAAGCATCAGCATAAGCATAAGCATCAGCATAAGCATCAGCAATAGCATAAGCATCAGCAATAGCATAAGCATCAGCAAAACAAAAAACACTTATTCGCGGGAAACGCGTAAGAGACATAGTTATATAGGAAAAATGCTGATGGTGATTCGAGGAATGGTTTGCACCCGCGGTTGCCCATACATTTTGTGATTATATCATTTCCGCCTACACCATCAATGACAACCCTTGTTGCTTTCCACTCTTGGCAACAAGATGCTAGACCGATTGTAAACCCCGCGTAGTATATTTCGTCAAAATGGCACGCGGACATACTGCTGACGAGTTCAACCGCGCGTTCTCCGTCATAAATTGTCGCGGAATCGCGAAATACGTAGACCGCAATCAATGCTCCGCTCTCCATTATACCTCGTATGGAAATAATACCTGCCGAAAGCATATTGGAAATGTTGCTTACGTCCGGAACAACAACACAATCGTATGAATCTCGCTGCCTCTGCATGAAATCGACAAACAAACCAAGGCACTTTGGTGTCACCTCTAGCACAGTCATCGATGCGTGAGGGAGTTCCACGCGCCGTATGCTCGACACGTCGTATCCGCGCGTAGTGAATGTTGTCAGGGGAACGATCGCGGTCATTTCGCCTTCGCGCTTGAATAGGAAAGTTTTCACATCTTCATCTCGGCGTCGCAAATGATAATAAAGTGTTTGGATGGCTTTTGGTGCGACACCCTTCTTCCGCATTGCCGGATTGACACAAAGATTGTCAACGTAGTACAAAGGAAATGACCCCACTGATTTCAGTGTAATATGTAAAATGCGTGCCGTAATTACCGATAAAATATCTAGATTGGTATCGTTTCTCTCCGGGTTACTCCCACTCTTTTCCATTTTTTCACCTTCATTTTCTATTTTGGTTGTATCAATTGCCGGATCCCCATTGCCGCCCACGAGCAGGTTGGGTCGTCTATAAATACTTATGTACGAAGGATGATTGGAACCCTTCATGTATTGGATGATGTGTTTCTCTTCGGGGATATATTCTGCCTCATTGTTTCTTAAGTAATTCTTCCGGATAAATGAAGCAACGCGGGAGACGTCGTCTTCGGACATATCCAGGATTGATTCGGTCCGAATATTTATGAGATTCACATACTTATTTATTTTAGGAAGGTCTTGTTCAATCACTCGATTCGGTCGCAACCAATGTTGCAAATCGTATATATGGAAAACCGGTTGTGTGCTCCAAAAATGGAATTTAATCTTAATGAATGCCCTTAAGATTAAGTAAATCATGATAATAGATGCCGCAATATATAGTAGCATACTTCTGTTTAGAAACTATAATAAAAAGTTGAAGAAAGAACCTATAAACCATTAGTTCACGCACATCGAATAGAAGAGGCGAGTATGATAGTATCCCAACAACCCCGGTATCAGGGTCATCACCGCGTGTCGCCACAAGTGTTTCGGTGTTTTAGTGCTCGCAGACACCCAGAGAAGCGCAACGATGTTGATAACTAGAGTGACCAACGAAAAAATCATCAAGATGTAAAAGTAAACACAGTGGTTCTTGGCAAGTGGAGAGAAAAGGAGATCATTTATTTTTTCTAGGTTATCCATCTTATATAATACAATAACATTAAAAATACAATAACATTAAATAAATGTTGTGGTAATTATTACCTTAAAGTTTGGATCTTCATCACATATCACATGCCTTCCAACATGAATAGGTATATGGATGTCATACCAAGTATACATGCAAACAATTGCTTATTGGTATACTTCTCTCCAAATACAAAATGACCTACTATAAACAGAAGAATAAAATGGAACATATGCCAAACAATATTAACCATTCCCATTGAACCATAACCTAATAGTTTGTATGCGAAATATCCAGATATCGAATACAAAAGTATTCCAACTAAGAGGATTAGACTCTTGTTCTTGTCAAGAGAATATGATTTTTTAAAAAGGACTTGTGCCGATATCTCGAAAAACATCAAAATGATAACATAAATGAAAAAACTGGGGTCCAACATTATTCTGGATTCTGGATATATATTAACAATATTTTATTAACAATATTTTAATACTAACTAATCTAGTTCGGTTTTTCTAATATGTATATGTATTGGGTCGAGTATTGGCAGCGCATCATATCCGTCTGGCTGTGGAGAATAAATCCGGTATCCTTCGCGATGGAAAGCACGGCCTTTTGTGTAGGCATAAAGAGCCGGTGCTCGTTTTTCCGGACATCGCCAGTGTCTGTCCGTTTGAATTGCTCATTCATGGACGCCTCGTCCTTCTCAGGGTTATATTCAAAATTGGAGCGATAGTCGTACCCCTTGAACTTTACAACGGTCGAGGTAATCCGCTTCTTCGCGTAGCGTTGGGGAGATATAATGGAAAACGGGTCGCCAGCCGGTAGTATGGGGTCAAACTTGTCCCGATCCACCAGATGAAGCGCCAGGAAACCGCCGGGCGCCAGCCAGTCGTAACAATTTTTCAAGAAGGTCCGCTTGTCCTCAATGTAATAAATGGTGAAATACAGACACGTAATGTGGGTGAACGAACCCTGCGGGAAAAGCATGCTTTCCATCGCATCAGCAACTTTGTAATTGTTATCAGGGTAGGTCGATTTGGATTTCGCCACCATCGATGGGGATACATCGATGCCAACCGCATTGATCCCGTTCGACGCAAAGGCGTCCACGTGATGTCCAGTGCCGCTTCCAATATCGAGGATTTTGCTGTTCTTGCTCGGTTTCGTATGTTTCATGATTGCCCTTATTTCAAAGTCGTTCTTCACTTTGCAAAACACCAGTTTGTCGTAGATATTGCTATAGAAATCATCGTAAATACCATTTCCCGTTTTCACCATAAGTTTCTTGTTTGAAGAATCATCATTCTCAAACCCCTCGGCAGGTTCATAGACCCAATTGACCACAGTTATTGAGGCAATTACCAAGAGGAATGCGTAGAACACCTTTTCCCAAACGCTCAGTTTTTTAAAGAGACGCAATAGTTTGTTGGGGTTCGTATATTTCATATTGTATATGTAATATGGTGATATTTTTTGTGTGAAAATGTATTATATGTCAGACACCGAAATAAACGACAAACGTAATCCAAAAGAATTCAAAGGGATTACATTTTCTAAATTCCAAAAGGTGAAGGTGAAAAAGGAACTCATTGATTGTATTGCGTCGGGTAAACTGGAGGCGGCGTGTTATTGGGGTGCGGAATTTATATGTGCGGGACATTATTCCGACCTTTGGGAGTGCCTTATACTCTATGTTTCAAGATACATTCATTTAGGGAGTCCTAAACTGCCGATTTATCTCGCAAAACGTTTTGAGGACTTCAAAACCGTGTTGTCGAACGGATATCTCGACAATGAACTCAGAATGCGAAATAATCCGAAAATAAGAGAAATATTTGCCGAAATCATTGCCGTATTGTCTAATTCGCGCAAAAAACACGCCTTTGAACCGGTGAAACTCCCCAAAACGGGCGTGTTCGATATGACCCACATGGCGACGAAATTAAAAGCGCCCAACATCGGGTATGTGGACGGCACGTTTCGATCGGGGGATCCTAAAGAGCTCTTTGTTGCCGTGAATGAGTTTGCCTACCACATTTCCCGAGAATCCAAGAACGTGGTCTCTGCTTGCTACTGGGTCGAGTGGGCGCTCGAGTTCGAGGTGCTTTGCAAACGTCGCAAAGAGAAATGTCTTTGCGAACGGCGGACATTTGCGCCAGTATCAGAGAATTATCAGTTGGATATCATGTGGTTGATTTGGGAAGTCCTGCTGAAAGAAGTGGAGAAAAGTCGCAATAAAATAGCTTCAAAGGTCATGGAGGCGCTGCTCCAGATATTCTGTATCAAATATACGCCCGGTGTGAAGAAGCGAAGACGCTTCGTCATATATTTCGCGGTGGCACTCCTGTGTGAAAATGTCGACTATGCCGTCGACATCGTGCATAACAAATCATCAATCGACGCCATTGTCAAGAAGATTGACCTCGTATATCGCGACGTCAAGAAAAATGAAATTGCCCCCGCCACCAATTATCTCTTCAATGGTGTGGCCAAAAGCAGCATTGACAAAACAATCGAACGGATTGAAAAAATGAACTCCATTATCCCAGGCATCAACAAACAACAATGAAAGAGCATAAATGAAACAGCATAAATGAAACAGCATAAATGAAAGAGCATAAATGAAAGAGCATAAATGAAAGAGCATAAATGAAAGAGCATAAATGAAAGAGCATAATGTTAACAAATGGTGCAACACATATGGCCGAATCCGAACAAATGGTATTGGTATTGGATGGATAGCGAAGAAAGGAGTAAACATGAACTCAACTGTCTCCCTTATAAAATGAAAGATTGGATAGATACAGAGTCATTGGAGGGAATACGGAATGTAAGTATCTTTCTTTCAAGACACCCTATGGCAATTAAGTTTTTGACGGAGAACCCACATTTTATTTCGTGGGATTTTTTGTCACTAAACAACAACGCAATCCCTCTCATCGAAAAGAATCTAGACAAGGTAAATTGGAAGTTGCTTTCTCTGAATCCGAACGCGATTCATATTTTGGTTCAACACAAAGAGCGAATTGACTGGAACGCACTGTGCTTGAACCAGAATGCGGTGCATCTCTTAGAAGAAAACGTGGAGAGAATCAATTGGGAACTCTTGTCGAAAAATCCGCGCGCAATATACTTGTTGGCTAGGAACCAAGATAAAATAGATTGGCAGGTTCTCTCCGTCAACCCCGGCGCCGCCGAACTCTTGAAACAAAACATCGACAAAATCGATTGGGAAATGCTTTCATGCAATACTTCATGCGCCGACATTTGGAACGACCCAGCGCACCTGAATAAAATAGACTGGTTCTTTCTCTCCGATAATCCAGGCGCAATCGAAATTCTTGAGCGAAACCAGGATAAAATCGACTGGACTATGCTTTCTGGTAATTGTAATGCCATCCAACTGCTGGAAAAATACCCAGAGCGAATTTGTTGGAGCGAGCTCTCCGGGAACCCTGGTGCAGTTCATATTCTCGAGGCAAATCTCGACAAGATAGACTGGGGTAGGCTAAGCGATAACCCAAATGCCTCATCGCTCATTGATAAGCATCACGCGCGTCTCCAGTTACGAACGCTCATAAACAACCGTTGTATTTTCGAATTAGATTACTCGTCGCTCAAATCACGCATTGAACCCTTTGTGGAAGAACTCATGATGAAGTGCTTCCACCCAGACCGTCTCTGGTATTACCTTCAACAATATGGGTATGATATTGGGGATGATGATTATATGGAGGCCGAATGTATGGAGCCCGATTGTATGGAGCCCGATTGTATGGAGCCCGATTATTCGGTGGACGGACCCACACACAAACAATTGCCTTGAGAATACATCCAAAAATAATCTCGAACCCGACAATCATTGGCGCATACAATGAAGGTATTCAAATGCTTTTATGTCGTATTAGTTTCCGTTTTTCCTCAGTTTCTTTTCACGGCGTATCAGAGTGAGAATATCGCGTATAATGTAGTTCATTCTCTCGTCTTCCTCGAACAGTTCACCGGTTTGCATTGGCAGTAAGTGACGGTAAACACGAGAATAATGAGAATTATTCATCGCCTCTTTATGTGCGCATCCACGGCATTGCGGGCATTCTTGTTTGAGGAGTCTCCATATAATTACCGACTTCATGCCAGAAAGCATCAGGGAATAAACCCTGAAGTGCGGCGGTTTTCTGTACATGGGTTGTGCGTATTCTTTGATTAACACAAGTAAATCCGTTGGAAGATGCCCACCGAGACGCATATATTCAGTATTCATTACACCAACGCTCATCCAGATATTTATTTTGTAATCGTATTCTTAAACGACTACAAAATAATAGACAATAATGCGATAGAATTCATAAAATACTTTGCTCATTTCATTCATATGGAAAAAACCAGTCTTAGCGAAATAAAGAGTGACATTAAGTACAAGCGCGATTCTCTCCACCTGGCACACGAAGAACTGAAACGACAGGGAGATTTCTGGAACAAGATTATTATTTTCGTTAGTTTAGGGTCTTCACTATTCGAAAGCACCAAGATGAAAATGGGGTGGGAAGCACAATCTTTAGAGTTATTTCCAATTATCCTCTCTTCGCTTGTCGCAGCAATCTCTTCCCTCATCAAGTTCAAGAGATACAACGAGCAACAAGAGGTGCTCATTCAGTCGTGCACCGTCCTTACGAGCACCCTTGCTAAGGCGCGAAATAGCACGGAGGTGGACGACGCATTGCTGCGCGAATATCACGATGCCCTCGAACTCTTAGAGACGAGCCTCTACCCGGATGTCAGAAAGCGATTTTTGAGGGCATCGCAAAAGAACTTGGTCAGCATCATCAGCAACGAAGACGCTTATTTCGATCTCATTGAAAAGGCAAAGAGTGGGCAAGACATCTCGGCATATCGCAGCGATGGTTCAAGTAGCCATACCGAAGATAACATCAAACGGTTTCAGCGCGACGTTGAGAACGGTGCGACAGCACAAGAGGGCAGCGAAGACGGCGACAACAATAATAAAGACAAAACAGTGGACAATGCGGAACCAGCGGAACCCAAAGAACCTGCCAGCAATGTAGATACTTCGCCGCCTGCTACGGAGGCGCAGCTAGAAACGAACGAACAACTGGGTGGAAATGCGGAACCGGCAAATCCTGCTGAACCACCGA